AAAGATACTGTTTGTATTGGAACAGACCCCTACGAAGAAATGTTATTAGGACCGGCTTACGCAATTCCTCATTTATTGAAACGAAATCAATTAACCTTAAACGATATTGATGTGTTTGAAATACACGAAGCATTTGCAGGGCAATTGTTAGCAAATCTATCTGCATTAAACAGTACTACCTTTTGTGAAAAAAATCTAAATCAGTCCAAAGTAGGTGAAATACCCATGGATAAATTAAACACATGGGGTGGGTCTATTGCAATTGGTCATCCCTTGGCAGCCAGCAATATTCGCAATCTCATGACATCTATATATAGAATGAAGCAAGATAATAAACAATATGCATTAATATCCGCATGTGCAGATTCCGGTTTAGGTAGTGCCATGTTGATTGAAAATACACCCCTATCAAAATAAAGGTTAGTTTAAAAATATTATATTATCATAAACTATATGTCCGGATACGAAAAAAGTGCATCAAGTAAACTAGGATTCGGTGTTCCTGGTAGTTTCGAAGTTGGATACGGTAATACTTTAGTTGGAAATGAAGTTGCCTTAAATCGTCATAAATTAAGAAGGGCGTTTAAAACAAATAAAGTAAAAAAGGCTGACAATATTTCTTCATCTTGCGGTCCGTTTAGAAGCGCATTTCAATTAGGAGATCCATTATCACGTAAACATATGAGTTGTGGTGGGTCAAATCAAGTAAACGATGTAAACTCACGTGTATTACGTCGTTCCATGGGGGATTATCCATCAAACAATGATTGTGCAAAAGAGGTTCATGGAGTAAATCCATTGGAAGTTCCTTTGGCGACTGGTAATTCAAAGTATGTTTCTGATAGTTCATTATATACGCAATTTAAGCATTTAGAATCTATAAACAAAACATACAATGACAAATCTGGTGGCGGTGACCAACACAACGGCTCTTATTCATTTTTGAAAAGGGTAAGAGGTTAAATAAATTAAATGAAATATAATTTTATTACTTTATTATAATAGATAAGTAATAAAATGAAATCAAAAAAGAACATGTCCTATAAATATAAAAAAAAGAGGAAAATCAAAGGGGGCGCTGCCTTATTGAAATCTGTAACCGCAGTATCGAAAGTACCTGGTGGAAATAATCTATTAAAAGCAGCAACTGGAGGATTGGATGCAGATGCGGCATTGAAAGCAGCAAAAGCCGCAGGATTGGGGGGAGATGATGGAAAGAAACTATTGAACGCAGCAAACGTCGCAGGATTGGATACAGATGCGGCATTGAAAGCAGCAAAAGCCGCAGGATTGGGGGGAGATGATGGAAATAAACTATTGAAAGCAGCAAAAATCTCAGGATTGAGTACAAATAATCTATTAAACGCATCAGCAGTCGCAGGATTTGGAGAAAACACAAGATTGAAGGCATCGTCAGGAGCAAGTAACACGGCGGACGACGAGACAAACGAAAATGTCATAAATATGTATCAAAAATATGGTGTCGGTGGCGGTGCTGGAGCAATCCTAGCGTTAATTGATTTAATCAAATATACAACGCTTACTGTTGCTGGTGCCTTTTTATATTATCCTAGTTTTTTAATAAACATACCTAATACTACATTAGAAGAAATTGTTCCTACCAAAGAAGGATGTAAGAATTTGTTTGGAAGTGAAGCCATATGTAAAACAAAAATAAAATGTTTGATTAAAAAATGTAACATGTTTGAAGATCCACAAGGATTTATATTAAAACAAAATACAAAAAAAGGTGGATCTAAAAGAAAACGAATCACACATAAACGAAAAAAAGTACATCCTTATTTAAAACCCCTACCAAAATCCATGATCCGTAAATTGAATAAAATCTATAAAAAGGACGTACAAAATGCAAAAAAACATTACAAAACCATGTTAAAATACATTAAATATGGTGGACGTGCCATGAAAAATGAAAATATCAATATAGCAACTTGTAAAAATAAGCACAACAAAGTATTATGTTCAAATCGAGAAAAAGTAGACTATAATATCCCGGTCGATGACAATATTCTTGGATTACGGAACACTTTAGGTGGTTTAAAATTATTTCAAAGAGGGGGAACAAATCCATCTAAAAATAAAAAAATCACATTATTTATCAACCGCAAAGAAAAAAATAATAATAAAAAAATGAATGAAAGACAACAAGATTATGATGTTGCAAAAACCGATTATAGTAGAATGATTCGAACCTATATTAAAGAATATTTGAATAAAGAAAGTTGTTTAAAATTATTAATATCTTACAAAGCATTAAAAAATATATATGGAGATATGAAACACAAAGAAAAAAAAGAAAACACAAAGGAATCAGTTGGTTCCTTTGCAAATCATACTGATTCCGGTGTTTCAATGCCATTTCCTTGGGAAACAAGTCATATAAGTACCACTCCAGAAGATAGAATCAATTGTCTGATCAAGCATTTAACTTCTGTGAATTTAACTGATGAAGAAATGGACTTGTACGATAAATGTTTCGTATGTAAAAATTGTACGTTACTTGGTACATCTATTAAAGTATGGGATAATTTGTTCGATTCCATGTTCACAGACCATAGATCAGAATTTCAAAATTATGTTAATTTTTTATACAATACGTTAAAAAAATCAAAAGTATTTGAATTTAAAAAGAATTATGATGAAAATACGAATGAAAATTCTGACTATGCATATGAGTATTATGCGAAATGTTTCTATCATATGCACAAATATATTGATAATGCAAATACGAATGATAAAACACATACATTCAAATTTGTGACAGATCCAGAAATTAAAGATTATATTTTAGGAATACCAAAATTTGAGTCCAAACCCAAATATGTAATTGACGAGAATATGAGAAACATAATAAAACAAATATACGCAACATTAGAGTCATTGGATATTGTAGACTTGTTGTATGATGTTGCTTTTGATTTATTATACAAAAGAATTTTAAACTTAAAACCAGGCAATGATTCACAAAGAATTTATTTGATAAAACGTTCTATTTTAGATCGGTGTAAATTATTTTGGCCACAAAAAATACATCAATTTAATATAGAAAATTCAATTAATGTAGATGATATGAATGGTTTGTCCGATGATAATCGTAAAAATATAGATTCACTGATAGATAAATTAAAACACGATTTAGGCAAAGACGATGAAAACAATGAAAACAATGAAAACAATGAAAACAATGAAAACGAATATTAAAGACTAAAATTCTGTAATACATTCATATGTATGGGTTGTTTATTGTCACGACACCATTTTATACACCGTTCAATGTTGTTTTGTTTGATTTTTTCAAGTCTTTCTTTGTTTAATTTATTGGAATCCTTTATATAATTGATGGTATTCAAGATATTTTCAACTTGTTGTTGTCCGTATATGGCATTGATTTCTTGAATCTTGCTTAAAAAATAGGAATTGAGTTTGAATGTAAATATTCCACGCATTTGATAGCGACTCAAATCTTGGAACTGGTTTATCAATGATGTCATAATTGGTTCATAATGAGGTTTTATGGTAAATCCTTTGCATATAATGTATTTTTCAGAATTTGCTTCGCGACTTGTATTTGGTTTATAAACATACACTTGTTTGTAAAAATAACACAACAAATATAACATTTCAATGGTTGTTTCATGAAACATGTCGAATATTTTTAACACAAAAGACCCTCCTTGTTTTTGTATGATTAACGCATACAATATTTCACAAAATATAAGATTAATGGAATTTTCTTCTTGTTTGTTAAAATCCACGCTATAATCAAACCCACCATCCGCCGTGATAAAATCACACGTATTTGCATAGGTTTTTTTTACATACAATAGATTATGTTTGAAATACAAGTTTCCGTTTTGTTTCGGTCCATATTCTAGAAATATATTGGGGCGATTTTTCATGAATTGTTGAATTTTATTCCATTTTGGTATGTCTTTGTCTTCTTCTATTAAAGTCATTCCAATATATTTATCATTACTACAATTACGGAACTTATGTATTGCTTCAATAAAACCACCCGGACCTTCCGCCAAATGAAATGATTTCAATGCTGCGGGAAAATCAAAGTCATATTGATTTAAAATTTCAATCATTTTAAAATAAGAACGAGATATGGGTTTGTAACTACATACACACAAATTGATTTTTGGATTTTCCCAAAAAAAAGGGGTATTTATAAATTCATATTTGTTTGTAATTTTTTTATATTGATCCCACTTATCTTGATAATTGTCTATTTCCGTTTTTATTTTTGAAAGATAATCTTGTAAACTCGGATTGACAAATGGTTTTTCACTTTTTTCATCTTGGTCGTAAAGCAACTTGATCTCTTGGGGGTTTATGGAAAACAGAAAATCATTTATGATATACATAATTCTATATCATAAATATTCTTTATATATCATTCTCAAATATTTCTATACAAGTGTAAACGTCTTATTTAATTTTTTGGGTTTACCAATACTATAATCAATACCTTCTTCTTCTGTATACAAGGAACGAATAATATCATGTTTTTTTTGGAAGATAAAGTAATTATTCAAGAATGAAATCTCCTTTTCTTGTGGACTCATTTGATTTGCCATACCGTATTGAGTTTGTTCGGATTCGTTTAATGCCATCATTTCATCATATAATGTTTGAAAACTTTGAATCCCATTCATTTTGTTGGTTTGAATCACAAACCCATAATCATTCATTACTTTAATAAAGTAATCAAAATGAACCAAATATTCATCAAATTCCTTATTAATTGTTTCTTGATATACTGATATTTTATATCCCAATTTTGTATTTTCGTCATATTCATTGTTTAAAAACGCATCTTCATCGTCATCGTACTTCTTTTTTACTTGCCAAATCTTTCTTTTATTTGACCATAGTTCTACATTAGGTTGGGTTTTCAATTTTGAATATATTTTTTGACCATCATAACAAGTACCAATAAAATAACCTCCTTTTTTTGTATATTTAGATACATTGGTAAGAAATGAATGTAGGGTTCTTTTATTTTCAAACATATAATGTAATGCAAATTGAATCGAACATATGTCAAACTTGTCTTTAAATGTACTCTGATATTCTTTCAAAAACAATGGTAATTGTACCGAAGGTATACGAGTGGAACCCATGAGGGTTTGTAATATGTCATGAGAACTCAAACGTTCTTGTTGAGTATTAGGGTCAAAATCTCCATTTTCAATCAATTTACTCGTATCTCCTTGGATAAACATGGAAAAGGGAATAGAATCTTTTTTACTTTTATTGGCCAGTTGTAAATATCGGGTACACGCTCCATCCTTTGAATTATGAATATTGTCTTTTGATATATCAATACCTAAAACACCGCGTAATTTACAACTTACCCACTTTGATAAGTCACCTGCCTTTCCCACCGCTAAATCAATTAAATCATTATTTGGATTCGATACACTTTCAATCAGTTTCATTTTCACATATAAATTATGAAAATTTCGTAACCCCTTTGTATGACTTGTCGTTTGTTTTCGGTTATAATAAATACTTTCATCTTCTTCGCTAATTATTATGGGTTCTTTGTTTTTCAACATATTTTCACTAATAGGGTCGTGAATGTTTTTCCAGTTATTATTCGCAACATGATACGCATTACCGAAATTGGATTTATTTACTTTGTAATCGTGTGTTTTATCGTACCTCACCCGCAATGGAATCCATTTTTCATATTGTTCTTCTTCATCCATATTATAACTAAATTCAACAATACTATCATCTTCTATGGCGTCTTTTTCGCTTGTATATAACGTGTTTTGACCGTCGCCATCTTTTACAATATGTAAATGACATATGTGAGCGTTGGGTACACAAGGATTCGTGGGAGAAAAACGTTTTGCATAATATAACCCAAAAGGCTTCTTTTTTTTATTCATTCCATAATCCATGTCCAACAACATTTTTTGTGGTTCAACAAATCCGTGTTGATTGTCATTGAATCCCACAAATAATTCCACACTATAATAGTCAACCATTTTTCCTTTGTATTGTTTCGTTTTTATTATTTTTTCACCTTTTGTATCCTTTTTGATTTGAATGAGGAAATCAATTGTATTGAATTCTGGAGGTTTCCATTTGAAACTTTTTTCCCATGTTATCTTGGATGGTTTATTTGGAACAACGTCGTATTTACTTGTGAAAATCATACCATCCGTGTTGTAATTATATTGATCTCCCTTCATATGATCCAATAAGGCACCGCATTTTTCATATATATTATGTTTTGCATTGGAAACAAAGAATGGTTTTACACTCAATTCTAAATGCCCCTTATTTTTAAATTGTATATAGTTATCGTTCAATTCTCCTTCTTCGATTTCCTTTGGAGGCTTAAAAGAACTCAATAAATTATCATTGATATCCTGCAAGGTTGTATTTAATTTAAAATAACGACATTCATCAGGATTTTGATCTCGTCTATCTTCGATAAAAGGTTTTTTTCTACAATCTTTACCAAGATTACAATATATATCAAATGCAACAAATTGATTGATTACTTCCCCCTTTTTATTAATGGTTAAATGTTCTCCATCAATCAGAATTGGTTTCACCTTCTTTTCTAAGATTAATCCCGTAAACTGAATATGTAAATTACTATCAATGAAATACACTTTTTCATTAAATATAAATAATAATTTTCGTTCTCCATCTGCTTTATCTGTAACACAAAACCCTTTATTCACTTGTATTGCTCCACTATCTTCCACAAAGTTTTCCTTTTGTAAAGTCAATGAAGATGGTCCAAGAAAGTATGGTTTTTTGATTTCTTTGTTTTCGTTTAAAAATTTCAATATTTTCACATAATTGTAAAACGTAGATTTTAACTCTGGATATGGAACGGGAAACATGGAACCTTGAATCGCGCCAATTGAATATTTGATGATTTTTTTCAATTCGCTTTGAAGATGTAATGTTAATTCTTGTATGTTTGGTTTATCTTTTAGATGTTCTTTCAATACATTTACGCATTCTATTTCAACTTCATAAGACGGCAGTTCATTTAATACATTACTTTCTAGAAATTGAACGCATTGAATCGGTTTTTTTCTTATTTTTCTTGAATCATCGCTATCTTTATACGTCCTCATTTTATTTGTACGAACTACACTCATATCAATCCTAAAATGAGGAAACTCTTCATGGGTTAATGACGTGCGATATAAATACCGAAATGTTTTTTTACTTTTAAACCACGATTCTTTGAGTTGCCTCACATTTTCATCTTTTATAGAATAACTTTGTTCTTTTTGAATAGAGGTACGAAACCCAAAATCATAATTCATGACAGGTCGTCTTTCTTTTAAAAGTGATCTTTTCTCCATAAATAACGCATTGGATGGAAAATCATTTGTGCGACAAAGCATTTGTATATCGGCCAATGTATTTAATTCTACTCGCAAATTTGATTTTTCACACATAACCTTCATTTGATATTCTTTTGTACTTACCTTAAACCCGTGCTTACATAGATCACGATAAATCGAATCAAACGATTGTTTATTGAGTCTATCTTCATTTAAACGCACTTCAAATTCACAATGAGAATGATTTGCGATTTTCACTGCGTCTAAATAAAGTTGTATTAAATCTTTAATCGCAGACATTATAATATATATAACTTATACACACATTTATTAAATCAATTTTATTCATTAAAATAAAACCATTTCTAAATAACTTTTGATAAGTTCATAAGAGTCTTGTTTTTTTTTAGGCACATCATCATCTAAATGAAGTATACGGAGTATTTCTTGTAATTCAGGTACTTTATAATGACTTACGCTGTACAAAGGTTTTTGTATATCCACGATTTCAAACTTATCTTCGTATATCGTTTCTAATTTTTCAGGATATATATGAAAAAATTCCTTATCATGGTTGACAATATAAATGGGTGTATTTATGGTTCCATTTAACATTTTACAATACACATTGTCATATACATATACTAAATTGAGTTTATGAAATGTAGATAAACAAGCCAATGTTTTTAGAGTGATTGTATCTTCGTAACATATATTTTGAATAATGTCTTCTTTCTTTTTGTATTTGAAGGATTCCATGGATTGACTCATTGTATATTTAATTTGACGCTCTTCATGTTTCGTATAATGCAAAGGAATATTGTATTTTAGAATGATTAAAAAATGAAAAAATAATTTATCAAAATCACTTGATAATTTATTTTTGATTGATTTATGTTTTCGTTTTGGAATCACAAATTCATAATGTTGTTTCATGAAATGAGGGCGAAAATGGTCGACTATCATTTATATAGTCAATACATAAGATGTGTTTAAATTAGGTATGATTAAATGATTCTATAATCGTGTTCTTTAAATTCTCATGTTCGATCAAATCTTTTTCTCGTTTTTCATTTAATTGAATATAGGTTTGAATTTTATCTAATGTAGTTTCTTTTAAATCATTCATATTAATAAAAGAACCATTTGTATTTTCCGTAACGGTCATAGTGGGTTCCTCTTGTTTAATCAGGCGAAGAAGTTCTATATGATGTTCTTTGTTTAAATTTGAAATGGTAAATGCTAGTTCTTCTAAACGATATGTATTCATTTGTATACACCTATTTAATTGTGTTTAATTTCTTTTTTCAATAATTTCCGCCAACACATAAATAGATGGATCATGAATCTCAAACCGATGTCCAAGTACACGAACATGTATATCATCTCCTACTTGATATTTTGAGATAACATCGTTATTGGAATATTGATCGTTTTCAAATATTGTTGGATTGTGTAAATAACTGGCAAAAACAACAAACGGATTTTGTTTTTCATCATGAGACAATATACCTTTAATCCCAATCTTGGTTATACTTTGAATCTTACATTGAAATGTCATACCCTCATAAGGGAAAGAAATCATACATTCAAACATCACATCAAATTGTACGAAGGAAGAAAAGGTTTTACCCGCACTATAGGATACGACTTCTATGGAATGATCCGAAATATAACCCTCTTTTTCACATTGATTCGTGATATGTTTTTGTGCGTATTCTATAAATAAAGTATTCAAATCCGAATCTAATTGATGAAAGGGTATTTGTATTTTACGACTCAATACTTGTTTTTGATATAAACCTCTTTGATGGATTAAATTACTCATAACGTGTATTGTATTATAAAAATAAAATATTTAAATCAATTTTTTAGATTCATTGATGCATATTCTAGTTTGTTATAATAATAGTGTTTGTTCTCTTTATTGGAAATATGTAAATATTTCAAAAGGGTTTCCATTAGAAATAACAGTTGCTGTTTTGTAAAAAGAATCTTTTCCGTGAAAATGGTAGTGTCTCCAAGAAGTAGTTGCAATTGAGATTTCATATTGATTGGGATTTTATTAATAAAGAGTGCTCCTTTTCCTTTTCCATTTGATTTGTTTTCAACCGTTTTTAAAGTATAAGTTCCTTCTTTTTGATAAAAATCAATATATCCATAGAGATCATTTTGTTTTCGTTCATGCATTTGTTTCAAATGAGCTTCAATATTCATTTCTCCTATATTATTTCGTTGCGATTTCACGATTTCTTTCCAACCATCTTCACCTTGTATCATCATTATTATATGGTCTTTGATCGTAGTATCCTTTTTCGGGGTTTTCTTCAGTGCCTTTTTCACATCCACTAAAAATAAAATAGAATAATCACCGATATTCCATAAAAACCGACCATAATAATCTTTCACCTTTTTCTCAAAATCACTCAATATATTACCATCATTAAACAAATAATGGATTAGTTTTTTTTCTTCTTTGATAGACATATCTTCTATCATATGAGAAATAATAAAGAAATCGTAATAAGAACTTATCTTTTCAATGGGATATAATGCTAAAAACTTATTCAATGTAGATTGAAACATTGTATAATAAGTTTGTTCTTTGGAGTCTATAGGTAATTCACTATACGATGTTTTATAATTCGTGATCATAGTTTTAAGAAGATATTCCACACTTGTATTTTTAACAACCACCACAGGCGTATTGCTAGAAGAATGATTTGGTATTTTAGTTGGAGACACTAACGTATTATTCTTTTTACTGGATACATCATTTATTTCACCATTCATTTCATCATTTGTGTTTGTTTCAATCACTTGTATATCTTGTACAACATGATGCGTTTTTTTCTGAAATTCTCGTTCTATGTCATGTAAAGATAAAACACTGTTTGTTTCATTGGTTTGAAACAAGTACAAATCTTTTATGTTAATGAGGTGTCCTTTTCGTCCAAATTTATCCACAAGTAATTCACGTTCATTTTCAACCAAATAGTTTAACGCATAATAAATGTGTTCTTTGTTCACTTTTGAAGAAGATAAGATATCTATTAATTCTTTCTTTTTGAATACATGTTGTTTGCGAAACAGTTTTTTTATTTCTTTTATAATGGTTACATTCATCATATGTTCCAAGGAATAACTTTGTTTGTCTATCATTAGTGGTTCTTCTAGGGATTGATGGCAACTGTATTCGCACAATCCATAATCACAAATCGACGAATAATCTTTGTCTTTTACTTCATATTTTATTTTATTTTTTTCTTTGTTTGAAGACAAAACAATAGTAAGAGTTTGATCTAAATCTTTGAAATTTTGTTGTGTTTGATTCAACAAACAATCCACGCTTATGGATTTTAATACTTTTTGAACTTCGCCTATTTTTTTCGCCTTCTTTTCCGCCAATCGATACATCATCATATCTACATATTCCAGATCATTGTTTCCATAAGTGGTGTGTAAAAAGATTTGACAATTTCGTTCTTTCAAGGGTAGATCTTTGTGACTACAATTACGAATGGCTCGTCCAATAATTTGGTCAATGCGATTTAAATTATACCACGGTTCCAAAATATGAACTTGACGCAAGTTTTTAAAATCCAACCCTTCACTACCCGCTTGTGAAATTAAAACCACTTTGCATTTACGTCCATCCTTGTTTTCCGCGCTATTTAACAAACGAAGTTCCTCCTTGTTTGAAGTACTATATCTAATATCTCCACATATCATGGCATAGGAACCAACTTGCGGTTTAGAACTAGAAGATCCTTGTTGTAATATATTTCGCGGACTTCTTTTTGCAACTCGATTACGCTGATATCCTAATTCTTCCAATGCCAACGCCATGGGAATCAATCCTGCATCTAAAAACTGCGAATAAATTAAAACAATACCTGTACTATTTGAAATATGATCTAAAATACTTTTTATTTTTGCACTATAAGAACCAATATTGTCATATTTGAAAATCGCTCTTTGTGTATTGTTTTCTTGATTATAACGAAATTGATTTGTTTGATTGTCATAAGTAACTACACGATCTAATAAGGGTTTTCCACATATATATTGTTCGTCGTCACTATCCTTCATACATAATGTCAATGCATTCAGGGGTTCTTGTAAGATGGTATATTGAAAAGAATCCGCATTTTCATATTGTTTTGATGTGTTACTTTTCAATAATTTTATTTTACTTTGTAGAATAAATTCATAACCAGCCTTTTGTTCTGGTGACAATATGTTGCAATATACATCCAAATGAGAGATTCCATTTTGAATTTCTTTATGATTGAATTGTCTACGAGGATAGACAATGGATTTTATACTTTGGGTGCTTTCGTAATCATGGGGCATAATTTTAAACGGAAATTGGTATGGATTTTCACCCCGAACATAGGATACGTAACCATTGCATTTTAATAATAACTCCCTTTTTCCATTTGGTTTAAAATTACCGTCTTTATCAAATATGTCTTTTTTTCTCAATAAAGATTGTCCGTCGTTTTTGTTCAACAAATTGATTAAAAACAATATTTCCAAGGGATCGTTGTACATGGGGGTTCCACTTAGAAACAACAGTTTCATGGAACGAACGTGTTTCAATAACGTTTGAAATGCTTCGGATACTTTTTTAGAAGAAGTCGTGGATGAATCATCAATACTACGAATATTGTGAGCTTCATCTACGACAATCATTTTGTTTGAAAACAGATGCCTCATTATTTTTTTTTGCATGGTCAAAGAATAACGAATGATTTCATAGCCACTTATTTTCGAAAATTTATAGGTTTTCCTCTTTATGTCATTGTATTTATGTCCCTCTATATTGTCTTTCACATACTTTCCACTATCATTTTGATTTCCTTCTTCCTTGAGCAATTCACCAGTATTGTTATACGTTTTTTTCCACACCATACTCTTTTGAACCACTTTGTCGATCTTATTTGAAAATTCCACATATCCCATAAATTCATAATACTTTCGTATTTGCTTTTGGAGCTTTAGTTCAATGTCTTCTTTTTTTAAGGACTGAATATCAAAGAATTTCATTTCCTGTAACAAATATTCTCCAACACAACCATCTAATTGCCATATATCCTTTTTTTTAACAAGACCATCTTTATTAAACAACTGTAATTTGAAATTTTCTTGTACGTTTGGACTTGCAATAATCAGAATTTTTTTAAAGTCCTTGTTGTGTTTGTTATACTTTCGATATTCTTCACAAATACCAATGGCGCTACACGTTTTTCCGGACCCCATTCCATGATACAAAAGAAGGCCATTGTATGGACTATGTCTACTAATGTATGTTTTTACGAATTCTTGGTGAGGGGCTAAAGAAAATTCATCGGTTTTACAAGGATTGTCCTTTTTGTGAATTTGTTTTAAGGTTCCGTCGTATTGGGTAGGAATAAATTCTTTCTTTAAGGCAATTTTTTGTTGTAATTGTTCGTCTTGTAAATGAGGATATTTTAATGGGTATTGAGGAGCCTTTAAGTAAAGACGATTTTTGTCTTCATTTACTTTAATCCAATTTTTTTCTTTCTTTTGACTAGCCATAGATATATATATTTGGATTATTATTTATTTATTATATTGTTTATTTTGGTGAGCATTTGTTTTTTTTCGTAATTGTAACTTCGTATATAACTTTGACAGTTTTCGTAATTGAACCATTTTAAGTCGCCAATTTCGCTTTTTTGATAAAGACTTTCGTCCAACGTTTTCTCATAATCTGCTTTACATAAATAATATTTATGCCGATAAGATTTCATATTGGATCCGGTGAATATTTCTTCAAAAAATCCAATGTTTTTAATCATGGTCAAATGTTCGCGTTTATAACCTGTTTCTTCTTCAAATTCACGAATGCTACAATCGTAATCGTTTTCTTTTATATTTCGTCGTCCTTTTGGAAATCCCCATTCCGGTTCGTCCCATCCAGATATTTCAAATAAGTGTCTTTTGTGTTCCACCACATAATCAAACTTTTCCATATTTTTGCGGTCGTAACTTTCATGGGTTTTGTTCCATAATTTATTCCATAATGTGATATAATCTTTGTGTAAAATGTCGTTCAATTCTTCTTTTGTCATTTCACGAATAATATTATTCAAATGAAAGTCATTATAGGGATTGTATTTACCGCGTAAAAAATCCACAAACCCCAAACTATCTTTACGACGAATCATTAAGTATTGAATTTCATTGGTTTCGTTGTGAACCCGATAACAAATCATTCCAAAACTCATGATAGGTTTTTTGCATTTATAAAACAAATGGCCGTATATTCCACAATTGTTACATACATATTTATATTTATTGTATTTTTGATTTGTAATGTACATGATAGAATATTAAATTAGAAATGTTTAATATATTTATGTGTTTATTATAAATGAAAATCAATCTACATTTTGTGAAAGAATATTTAGAAACGTCTTTATCTCAATTGGCGTATTTTTATGTGCCCTCCAAGGCAAATAAAAAAAAGGTGAAAGACTATTTTGAAAGTTTTCCGTTTTTCTTTTTTGATCTGGCTTTACAAAACCAATTGTATGCGTTCATACAAAAAAGGCCTATTGTATCTTATTACGACTCCAATGAAAACTTGAAGACATTTTGTTACTTGATTTATAAGGATTTTAATCTATCTTATGACCTACCCATCAAAACACAAGAAGAGTTTTATAAACATTTAGAATTTCAAATACACAGCGAAACGGCCAAATACAAACAATGGAAAAAGAACAATATTCACCATTTTCTATTTTTCGTATTGTTGATTCTTATGGGATTTTGTTATTATTATTTAGAAAAAAAAGAATGAATATAGTTAAAGAGAGAAAGAAATTATATCAAGTCATATTATAGTAAGCAATGGGTACATTTAAAAAAAAGGGTAGAAAGCGAAATCTACAGAAATCCACGCGTAAAATGAAAAAACATGGAGGAACTAAGAAAAAACGCGCTAGACAACGAAGGAAAACGCAGCGGGGGGGGGTCAAGAGTGGGACTGGCAAGAACGCAGCTTCGCCGTCGCCTCCTCCCAAGGTTAGTAATGCTTCTAAGGTTAGTAATGCTTCTGGACAATCTAATCAATCTGATTCTTATAGAGATCAGTTAGAACGAAACATCAGGGTGCAAAACCGAAAAAGGGGGGATGAATCTAGATCGGATTATAATATAAGAATAAACGCTATGGTCAACGATGCCGTAATAGCTGCAAGAAATCGTAAAGAAGGGCAAAATAAATCAAATGCTGAAGGAATAAACTATTTAGGTAAGGTAAAATCAACAAGAAAAGGAGCACGTAATAATAATGATGAGAATAATAATGAGAATAATAATGAGAATAATAATGAGAAGAATAATGATTGGAAGAATGGTTGGATGAACCAGAATACAATAAATGCTGCAGAAGAAGAAAAGAAGAAGCAATTAGAAAAAGAAAGAGTTCTAATACAAGAGGCGGCGGCTGCTGAACTTGAAAAGCTTGAAAAGGAGAAGAAGAAGAATAAGAAGAAGAATGGCAGTTCTAATGGGTTGACTGCTGAGGAGAAAACTCGATATGAAGAAATTACGAATAAGAAGGAACAATACAAACAAAGGGACGTTAATGAAGTCATAAATCCAGTCACACCCGCATCCGCAGCCGCACTGGCGACAACGTCAACCCAACCCCCAGCCCAACCCCAACTCCCAGCCACAGTGAATAATGAAGAAAGTAGCAATACTGTTACTGCAAATAGAGTTGCGGGAGCAGTGGCTGCCGCTGCCACCGCCTCAGGCACAGACCCAGTCGCACCCCAACCCTCAGCCGCATCCGCAGCCGCCCCCC